ACTTGCCAATGAAGAGTTTTCTGCCCGTATTGGCGATATTCTAGAAGCCAAAATTATCCACCATGCAACGGAAGATGGCAATTCACATAGTGCCAAGGTGTATAGTAAGAATGCTGACGGCGAACACCTTGTTAAGCACTTTGAAAACGGTAAGCATCATGAACCGTCAGATTATTTTTCCAATGATAAATCTGATGCACTAAGCACCGCTAATCTATGGGTGAAGAAGGGACGGAAACATGGATAATCTCGTTAAGTGGCTTATCGAACGTCGGCAGAAAATTGTCACCCCGCAACCAAAGCCCGTTAACTACGGTGTGTCGCACAAGCCGAATGAATATTACTCCGGCACCGCGACCGACTATAGTGACAAAAAGGTGCCATTTAAGGCCCCTATCCCAGGACCACATAAGGTCACGTTAGGCACCCATGCGGCAAGTCCTGAGCACGCCCACATGGTGCTTCATGCGATTGCCAAGCGGCATGGGTATGGCCTCGGTGGCGTGGAGACGATTCGGAAGGACGTGCCAGATAGGCATCACATTCGCGAAGAGACCGAGTTGTTAGAAGATAACAACTACCGAGAGTTGAGTGACTATGCCCATAAGGCTGGGAAACATGCAAAGCTTGAGTCAATTCGCGCACACATGCTCAATACGCCTGACTCACACCGAAAGGCGATGAATATGCATTCCGAGGCCGTGTTGGGTCACAATAATGCACTGTTGAGTGCTCCTTCACCAATTCGGCGAAAACACCATCTTGAACACATGGAAAAACACGATGCGTGGGCTGAGGATCATGACTTAGCTTCACATACGCATGGTGAATCAACAACGTTTAGTGGCGCACTTGAACTTATGGTAGAGGCAACAGGGAAGACAGGGAAAGCAAAGAAGGGTCCCTCGAAGCGGTTCTGGTATAAGTTGAAGGGAGGCACACCAATTATTCGGAAGCACCCCGTCAATTTGCCAATGCGTGTTGTTCATGCCCACGAGATGCAGGAAGGTGTGTTAACAGAGTTAAAAAAGTCAACACTTGCCTCCTATACTAAAAAGGCATCTCTCAACTTAGCTAGTCACTCATACGCTCGTGGCATGAAAGCTGCACATTCGTCGAAAGACATTCCACTCGATAGTGTCTCGACGCGGCGAGTGAAAGGTATTGTCAATGCTACTAGCAAGCTTACTAAGGAGGACGTGGATCTCCAGGAGCTCACGCGGGAAACGTTGTCTGACTATACACAGAAGGCCCACAAGGACGCTTCGACAACGGCAACAAACTCCTATTCGTCTCACCGTCCAAAGCCACTCCTCCGAGTGTTCAAGCGGGTGAAGGGGATCCAAAATGCAGCCGAAAAATTAAAGGAAGAAACACTAGAGGAAGGGCTGTTTGGTGATAGCGCACTCAAGGCGAGTCAGAAGGCACTAAAGACTGGATCGGCAGAAGATCATCAACAAGCAATGTCTCGGAACGCAGAGAGTGCAGCAAAGCGAGGATTTATTGCAACTGGGGTGAAGGACAAATTACACACGGCCCACACTGCCTCAATTAAGGCCCATAGTTGGACAACTCGTGCAATGAATACCAATCATCCAGCAGATCACAAGACAGCCCGAATTGCACACGACGAAGCGGCAACTGCTCATCGCAATGCAGGTCGAGAGGCCCATGCAAGTGTTCATGATCAGATGTCAGCGCTTCACCGTCGGCAGCTTCAATAAATAGTAGAAACTCACGTAGAGAGATACCATGGCGACAATTCAAGTTTTGAAGCTTACCCCAATTAGTGCTGTGATCAAGGTCTTTGGTGCCGCAGGATCGGCGACCATTGCCCTTGCCACAACGCTCAAGCTGGCAAGTGAAACCATTGGGACGCCGAAGGTGGATATTAATGGTATCCATGCCTCCGTCCTTGGCAACAGTACCATTGTTCGCAACTCGGAAACGTTGTGGACGCTTGGAACATATCCAATTAGTTGGCGGTTTGAAAATTGGTGTGACAACCAAGATGACACGTCCGATATCGTTGTCACGCTAGGCACTGGTGGTGGAACGATTGTGCTTGAATTGACAAAGAAGGACGGCTACGGAGATTACCAGACAACTAACGCGCTACTCTAATGCTACTATTACGCGATCTTACCGAAGATGTTCAATTCGTCACTGAAACGATCAGTGAAGGGAAGGAACGAAGCTACTTTATCGAAGGCCCATTCTTACAAGGTGATATTGCCAACAAGAATCGGCGTCGCTACCCATTTGATATTCTTCAAAATGAAGTGGTCCGCTACACGAAAGAATATATCAATGAGAAGCGGGCATTTGGCGAACTTGGTCACCCACAGGGTCCTACCATTAACCTTGATCGTGTGTCTCACATGATTGTGTCACTAAAGGAAGATGGTAAGAACTTTATTGGTCGCGCTAAGATAACCAAAGCACTTCCAATGGGGGCGATTGCGGCTGGACTGTTGGATGAAGGTGCCAAGCTAGGCGTCTCGAGCCGGGGAATGGGCAGTGTCCGTGAGAGCAATGGAATTAATGAAGTTCAAAAGGACTTCTTCCTCGCCACCGCGGCCGACATTGTTGCAGATCCATCAGCCCCACTCGCCTTTGTTCAGGGCATTATGGAGGGCCGTGAGTGGATGCTAGTTGATGGACGTTGGACACAGCAGGATCAGGAAGCGGTAGTTGACAAAATTGAGAAGACGTCACAGCGAAATTTGGAAGAGGCATTTTTAAGTGCCTTTGAAGACTTTTTAGAGAAGATTTCACACAAGTAGAATTGAAGTAGAGTATAAATAGTATCGAGTAGATCCATTATCAAATTTAGGAGAGACCCAATATGTCATTGCACAAGACGATTGCTACGCTGCTTGAGACCAAGCGCGGCGGAGAGTCATTAGAAGAAGATTACCCGGGCGCAGGCTCAAACAAGGAAAGCGAGCCGTCGATGCAGGGTTCCTCACAACGCGCCTCGTTTGAAGTTACGAAAAACGGTGTTGGTAGTAAGCAGGGTGCTGGTTCAAACCGCCTCGCCCCAGGTGTCGCAGCAAAGGAGAATGCCCCAAGTAAGCAGGGTTCCTCGAAGGAGGCTGGTTGGGAAAGCCTCGGTGCCGAAGGCGCTGGTGAAGCTGCCTCGTCAAAGATGAAGGAAACCGACCACAAGCCTCTTGGCAAGGGCGCAGGCCCAGCGAAGGACTTTAAGACGGTCGAGGATCCTACGAAGGAGATCAATAAGTCAAGCTCACGCGGAAACGTGATGCGTGGGGAGGCTGTTGTTGCCTTGTTTGATGGGCAGGAATTGACCGAAGAGTTCAAGTCAAAGGTCGCAGGCCTCTTTGAAGCGCTTGTAGATGCCGCAGTCGCCGAGCAGCGCGAAGAGATTGAAAACGAAGCAGCTCAGGTTGCTGTTGAGCACATTATGGGTGTCGAGCAGCAGTTGACCGAACAGGTTGACAAGTATCTCGATTACATTGCCGAGCAGTGGATTGAGAAGAATGAAGTGACAGTTGACAATGCACTCAAGACAGAACTTGCCGAGTCATTCTTTGCAGGGCTCCGCGAGTTGTTTGAGAATCACTACGTTACGATTCCTGAAGGCGGAACAGACGTGGTTGATGAACTTACCGCGCGAGTCACCACACTTGAGGCCGAACTCAATGCAACTGTTGAGGCTGGACTTGATGTGACAGAAGAAGTGTTATCGCTTCGGAAGAATGCGGTGTTGGCAGAAGCGTCGGAGGGTCTTGTTCTTACGGATGCCGAGCGACTTGCCACATTGTGTGAGGATGTTGCGTTTGAAGACGACGCCTCATTCCTCGAGAAGGTCAAGGTCATTCGCGAGAGCTATTTCAAGAAGGAAGGCGCAGGCGCGAAGGTCTTGAAGGAAGAGAAGGGAACAGAGTTGGAAGAGGTGAAGGGCGAGGACAACGAAAAGGTTGAGACCGAAGTCACTGATCCAACAATGTTGAAGTATGTAAGTGCCATTGCACAGAACGCACGGCTGTAATTGAACAAAATACGGCTCTGAAAAATCAGAGCCGTATAAATAATCGTTGAACACAACACCTTACGAGGTATCGATGCTTTATAAGTCAGATAAACTACAGAAGAAGTGGCAGCCGGTGCTGGAGCACGTTGATCTCCCAGCGATCACTTCTAGTTATAAGAAGGCAATTACGGCCGTGGTTCTTGAAAGTCAGCAGAACGAGATGGCAGTTGCTCGTGGCGCAGATGTCGAGAGCTTGAACGAAGATGCACCAACAATGAGTGGTTTCGGTTCAGCCGGTACACTCGACAAGTACGATCCTATTTTGATCTCGCTTGTTCGTCGGTCACTTCCAAACCTTATGGCGTTCGACGTTGCCGGCGTTCAGCCAATGACAGGCCCAACAGGCTTGATCTTTGCAATGAAGAGCCGCTACACGAACAAGAGTGGTACGGAAGCACTCTTCAATGAAGCCGACACCGGTTTCTCGGGTGCAGGTACACACGCAGGTAGCAACCCAGTCAATGGTTCATTTACGACTGGTACTGGTATGACAACTGCAAACGCAGAAAACTTGGGTAGCACATCAGGTACCCCAGGTCCAGCGTTTGCTGAGATGGGTTTCTCAATCGAGAAGACCACTGTTACGGCAAAGACACGCGCGTTGAAGGCTGACTATTCAATTGAACTAGCTCAGGACCTCAAGGCCGTTCACGGTTTGGATGCAGAAAGTGAATTGTCGAACATCTTGGCACAGGAAATTTTGGCCGAAATGAACCGGGAGGTGATCCGTACTATCTACCACGTTGCAACACCAGGTGCTGCGTCAACCGCCACCCCAGGCGAATTTGACCTTGATTTGGATAGCAACGGTCGTTGGGCTGTCGAACGTTTCAAGGGCCTACTTTTCCAGATCGAGCGGGATTGTAACGCCATTGCACAGCGTACACGGCGTGGGAAGGGTAACATCATGCTTTGCTCTGCAGACGTAGCGTCAGCATTGGCAATGGCTGGTGTTCTTAACTACAACGAAGCTTTGAGTGGTAAGGCGGCACTCGAAGTCGATGACACAGGTAATACGTTTGCAGGTACGTTGAATGGCAGAATCAAGGTGTTTGTTGATCCTTATTCAGCCAACATCAACGCTGCTCAGCAGTTCTTTGTTGCCGGCTACAAGGGTCGGACAGCCTATGATGCAGGTATCTTCTACTGCCCATACGTTCCACTCCAGATGGTCCGGGCAATTGATCCAAGTTCATTCCAGCCACGGATTGGTTTCAAGACACGTTACGGCATGATCGCGAACCCATTCGTAATGCAGGGTAATGGTACAACTGATGCAGATACGTTCACTGCTGACATCAACCACTACTACCGTAGAGTAAAGGTTTCACACCTCCTCTAAGCTAGAGTAGCAGGTACATGGAAGGGGCTCAGTTACTTACTGGGTCCCTTTCTGTGTCTTTGTACCACATGTATTTCCGAACATGGCAACACCGACACTTATGGCGTGGTTCAGGATCTGTCAAGGGGTCATAAATAATGGCACACTTGATGGGATGGCGTTATGCGCATGGCAGCACTAGTAAGCGCACTACTATTAGTTGTACTGTTTTCCCACCCCACACCGTCGCCAGCACGATGGTATCTTCCCACCGTACGGATTTGGATTGCCCCCGATACGTTACCGGACAGGAGTGCGGAAGATTCCATTAACGTGAAGGATGCGTTTGAAGTATGGGAATCAACCACCCGATCTCCACACTTTGTTTTCGTTGCACATGAGCGAGAGGCGAATATTGTTGTCCGATGGGTGCCTGACTTTTCTGCCCTCCTCCCCGAAACACTGTCGGGGCAAACAACATTCGTTGCCGATTCCGACGACAACAGGATTGTGATCAACACGGCAACAATTACAATAGCGATGAGAACAAGTAGCGGACTATTGTTATCAGACTGGGATCGACATGCGCTCCTACTTCATGAAATTGGACATGCACTTGGGTTATCGCATGTCAACGATCCGAGTTCTATTATGAATCCTATCGTGTACATTGATTACCTGTCCACAGCCGACAAGTGTGCTCTCGATACATTATACCATTAAGGTGCCTGTATGACGCTCGCGTTGCCAGTTTCTCGGAGTCCGGCAAACCTTGACTTTGCCCGCCCTAACGTTTTCCAGTTGAGTATCTTTACTATTCCACAAGTCTCCTTCTTTTGTCAGAGTGTTACGCTGCCGGGCATTAGTCTTGAGGCGGCGCGACAGCCTACACCGCTTACCAATATTCCATGGCCAGGTGAGAAGATTACGTGGAGTACGTTAGAAATAGAATTCAAGGTACAGAGTAAGTTCGAGGACTATATCGAATTGTACAATTGGTTTATCGGCATCGGCAGTCCGACAAACAATAATGAATATACGAAGTGGATTGATGATCATAACTGGCGCACGTTCCACGACGGCGTCCGAAATACGAAAACGAGTACAGAACAGTTTAGTGACGCCACGCTGATTGTACTGAATGGAAGTAACAATCCCACTGTTGAGTTTCATTTCCACAACATGTTCCCTACCAACTTAAGTGGTGTGGCGTTTAGTGTCTCGAGCGGAGACGCAACATACCTCACCGCAAAAGCTACATTTGTGTATCAGTTTTTTAAGCCTGTACCTATTGCTTGACAATACGCGGTGCCCCATATACATAAGTCATAATTCGTCCAGTGGTGGGGAATGATCAAACTGAAAGAACTTGAGGAAATGTGGAACGCCGATGCACCTATCGACCAATTAGAACTTGGAAACGATGCGGGCAACGTACAACGTCTCCACGCCAAGTATATTATCATGTTGAGCGCGGCCAAATTGCAACTCCGCTCTGCCGAAGTGTCTTTCTATAAAATGCGTAAACTGCGTACCGCCTACTATCGCGGGGAAATGTCGCAGGCAGAATTGAAGGAACTTGAGTGGGAACAGTATCGGAAGAACAAACCACTAAAGGCCGAACTAGAAGAGTTGTTGGATTGTGATGATCATTTAGTGAAGCTATTAGATAAGGTAGAATATCTCCGTGTTCTGTGTACAACACTTGAATCAATCATGAAGTCCATCCACAGCAGGACGTGGGATATCAAAAACGCAATTGAGTGGAAGAAATTTACGGCAGGTTTGCTCTAGCGTGCCGTATAATCTTCAAATACGCGGATGGACAACGCCGTTAGAACTAAATACGATTTGTCAATGGGCCGAAGAAGTCCCCGCACACGGCCTAATTCTTGAAATAGGCGCACAACACGGCAGGACTGCATATTGTTGGGCCACGTCGTGTCACCCCACTGTTGGGGTGCAATGTGTAGACAAATGGCATGGGAGACCGTACATACATCACATATCTGATGATGTATGTGATAGGGAGGGATTCCCTAGATCCGGTACCCGCGTGACCAGGAAAAGCTTCTGTGACAACGTAGGACATCTGTCAAACATATTACCACCGATGAGCACCGTTTCCCCATATTATATGGGGTGGTCAGATAGGAATATTGATTTACTATTCCTGGACACAAATCCAATTGATACGAATCATTGGGACAATATTGAATACTGGCTCCCGTTCATAAAACAGAACGGCATTTTGTGTGGACACGATTATTCAAATCAGTTTCCTCTGGTTATTGAGAATGTTAATAGGTTGGAAAAGTTACTAGGTACGAAAGTAACAATTATAGAAAAGTTGTGGAGATTCTATGTCTGATGTACTAATTCTCAAACGTAGTGAAGCTGATCTCATTATTCGTGCCGAACCAAGTATTTTACAGGAGATTAGTGACCTCTTCACATTCGACGTCCCAGGTGCGCGCTTCCACCCGGCATTTAAGGCAAAGCAGTGGGACGGGAAAATCCGACTCTTTAGCATGTTCAAGGGTACGTTGTATGCAGGACTCAAACAACACATTCTACAATTCTGTGTTGAGAATAACTACAGCGTAGATGACCAATATGGTCTAATGGGCGAAACAGTAAGTGATACTGACGTTATTGCTTTTGCAAACGCGCTGAATGTGTGTAGCGGCGGCAAACCTATTCTCCCGCACGATTACCAGTACACGGCCGTTACCCATGCGATTACTGAGGGGCGAACGTTGCTTCTGTCCCCTACCGCAAGTGGTAAGAGTTTGATCTTATATCTCTTGAGTAGATGGCATGGGAATGAAGGTCGTCGTCAACTCATCATTGTCCCCACCACATCACTTGTTGAACAACTATACAGTGACTTTGCTGACTACTCCACCGTAAACGGGTGGGATGTTTCGTCACGAGTAGTGAAGATCTATAGTGGGAAGGAAAAACTCAATACTGCCGATGTAGCGATTAGCACGTGGCAGAGTATTTACAAACTGCCCAAAAGCTTCTTCGAACCGTTTGATGTTGTGTATGGGGATGAAGCCCACTTGTTCAAAGCGAAGTCCCTCACTAGTATACTTGATAAGTGTGTTCGCACCAAGTACCGTATTGGGACAACTGGTACCCTTGATGGTAGTAAGACGAACAAGTTAGTATTAGAAGGGTTGTTTGGCCCTGTGTTCAAAGTAACGGACACAAAGAGCTTAATGGACAGTAAACGATTGGCCCAGCTCAAGATTAAGGCCTTGGTGTTGGACTATGTTGATGAGGAACGGAAATATTGTAAGAAGCTGAAAGAGTATTCGGAAGAAGTCCGATTCCTCACCCACCACACCAAACGGAACAAATTCATCCGTAACCTTACCCTCAGTCTGACAGGGAACACACTTCTTCTGTTCCAGTTTGTGGAACACGGGAAGGCGTTGTACGAGGCGATTAAACAAAAGGCGGGGGCGGATCGGAAGGTGTTCTTGGTGTATGGGGCAACCGATGCAGTATCCCGAGAAGAGGTTCGAGCCTTAACTGAAAGAGAAAATAATGCAATCATCGTTGCGAGCAACGGCACGTTTTCTACCGGAACCAACATTCGTCGACTACACAACATTATTTTCGCTTCACCCTCTAAATCGCGTATCAGAACTCTTCAGAGTATTGGAAGAGGTCTTAGAACTGCTGAGGAAAAAACAGGTTGTACTTTATATGACATCGGCGACGACTTGAGCTGGAAGAAGAGAAAGAACTACACACTCCTTCACCTTACTGAGCGGATCAAACTGTATAATGAAGAAAAGTTCGACTACTGGATCGGGCGGGTACAGCTCTAACGAGGGAACCGTTTACAAGGTCATCAAGCTCAAGACAGGAGAAATTATCCTGTGTGAGTTGAGTAAGGCGGATGAAGACTTTACATTCCGCCCCATCATCGATCTCATTCACCCTGTTGTAATGCAGGTGAACTCAATGCAGGTGTCGGCATTGGGTTCGGTGAATAGTGAAGAACTGACCATTAAGCCCTTCCTATCGTTGAGTAACAGTGTTACATATCCGATGAGCTCGGACGTCATTATTACGATGGGCGATATGAAGCCCAAAGCCCGCAATTTGTATCTGCGCTATATTAAGCAGATGGAAAAACAGGCAGAGGCTGATGAGCGCGATGATGCTATTCTCAACTTGTTGGAAGAAATAAACCCCGGCAGTCCCGTCTTGTTTATCGTCCATGAAACCCCGTATATTGTAGAGACAAGTGAGGACACTGAACTGAAGGAGACTACAGGATGAGACCGCGCCTCACTGCTCCTCGACACGGGGACAATATTCAAATTAAGAATTTTAACTTCCCACATCGCTTCTCTGCAGGCCATGATCGTGTAGTAGCATTATATACAGATTGCAATACGTGGGAATTGTTTTTGACTGATAGAACTGTGTGGGTTCGGAAGGAAGCTGATTGTTGGATCGAAGTCCCTAATCCTGAGGTATAAGGTGGCGCATTACGTTGATAATAAAGAGTTCTACAAGGCATTAGTGGAATATGGGAAGGACGTGCGACGAGCAAAGCGGAATGGAATGGAGAAGCCGGATGTCACAGAATACTTGGGCGGCTGTATTCTGCAGATCTCACAACACTTGGCGTTTAAGCCAAATTTTGCCAACTACTCGTTTAAGGACGAGATGATTTCGGACGCAGTGGAAAACTGCCTCAAGTATATCGGTAATTTTAATCCGAAGAAATCTACCAATCCGTTCGCCTACTTTACACAGATCGCCTATTATGCGTTCATCCGTCGCATTCATAAGGAGAAGCGGGTAGCGGTGACGAAGCAGAAGTATATCGAGAACTTGGATATTCACGACCTCGTGATGATCCGAGGGGATGAATCACAATACGCAAATGCCATCTTGGCAAACATGCGACAACATGCGGATCAACTTCCCACGATCCCTGTTCCCGAGATTCCTGACAAGTACCGCCGGAAGCCGAAGTATTTGAGCGAAGGTGAGGATGATGACATTGTGGAAGAAACACACTAATGCCATATACCAGAGATATGGCAGTAGAGAAATTGCGGAAATGGTTGTGTGACAAAAGTGATTATTTTAGGCACGATAATCCACTGCTCTATGAGGATCTTGCATTCATTCTCGAAGAGATAGATGCGCTCCGTAATGAGCTTAGACATGAACTTTTACGTCACCCAAGATGATTAGTGAACTATTAATTCCTAAGACGGCACTTGTCCTGCTACTCGCGCCATCTGGAGCAGGAAAATCTACATTTGCCAAAGCGCATTTTCCTCCCTCTGCGATCGTTTCCTCGGACCAGTGTCGATACTATGTGAGCGACGATAGCATGAATCAGGAGTGTACGCCATTAGCATTTCGGCTTTTCGATACATTCCTCCAAACACGATTGGAGTTTAATCGCCTTGCGATTGCTGACGCAACAAACCTTGGGGCGCAGCGACGGAAAGACTATATTGCATTAGCAAAAGCAAATCATGCGCCTACCGTTCTTATTGATTTTGAAGTCTCACTCGAGGACTGTTTGGCGCAGAACAGATTGCGGGCAAGTCGAGGCGGAAATTTTGTCCCTGAGCACGTAATTAAGAATCATCATATTGCGTACGGACGCGCGATGAGCGAAGTGCTCCACGAAGGCTATGATTACGGATACGGCGTCATACCACATTTCCAGTACAAGATCACGTATGTTTGAAACGCTGTTCGGCAAGATTGGATGGCTATTTGATTGTGTGTGGATATCCTGTATCTGTTCCCTGTTTGACCATTCACCAAATTTTCGCACATGGCGCTGCAATCGGTGTGGAAGCAATTTGGTATAATACTTGACAGAACACGGCAGTCGGCATATATAACTGCATGACTAACCGAGGAACAACTTCATGAACGTGCGGTATTCAGAGATCTTTTTCAGTTTCCAAGGTGAAGCTGAAATGACAGGACAGCCATCGGCATGGATCCGATTGTTCGGTTGTAATTTAAATTGTAGTGGGTTTGGTCAGAAGAATCCCACTGATCCCTCCACGTACGAACTCCCCTATCAGGATTTTGATGCTTCTACTGTTACCTCAGTAGAAGACCTTCCTGTCTGGACCAAGGGATGCGATTCGTCATATTCGTGGAGTCAGAAATTTCGACATTTGGCAAAGATCGACAGTACAGAACAGATTGCAATACTGCTCGAGGAACAGTTAAAACATCCCACAAATCCGAAGGGATTGTTTCGCCACCCAAGGACAGGGCAACCCACGATGTTGAGTATTACGGGTGGGGAACCTATGCTCCAGCAAAAGGCAGTGCTCGAAATTGTAAAGGCACTCGGCACGCGGCAGAACATGCCGCGGATCATTAACATTGAGACAAACGCTACTCAGCCGCTCCGTGGTGAGTTTGCCGATGTACTTGGCGTGACAAAGCCGTGGGGTGTACGGTGGCATTTCTCCATGAGTCCAAAGCTCTTTACGGTCAGTGGGGAGATGGATGCGGTGAATTATCAAAATATTGTGGACTACAGCAGACTTGCATCAACATCGGTGTTGAAGTTTGTCTGTAATGGCACGAAGGAATGCTGGGATGAGCTTGATGATCATTTGGGGAAGATTCATTTCCTCCGTGGTTCCACACCACTCCCGCCTGTGTGGATTATGCCAGTAGGGGCAACAAAAGATGACCAGGAAGCCACCTGGGTTGCCGACCTCGCAATCGAGGCAATGAAGCGTGGTTATAACGTTGCCTCGCGCCTTCAGTGCTATGTGTTCGGCAACGTGATTGGGAGATAATATGCCGGAGAGTATTACGCAGCAGAGCTCCGCAGCGGCAGGAGGCGGTCTCAGTTTTGGTTCATTGTTGGGAGTGTTGTTCATTGCGCTTAAACTCACACATGTGATCAACTGGGATTGGAAGTGGGTCTTGTGTCCAATCTGGGCACCACTTGTCTTAGTTGTTGGCATCCTAGTGCTGGCGGGTGGCGGCTACGTAGTCCTCCTCGGAATTATGACGCTTGTCGATGGCAGGCGAAAACAGCGGGCACAGAAACAACAGCCAGTGAAATCAACTCTCAACACCCATACCTTCTAATGAAACCCGGTACAGTCTTTTACGATGGTTACACGCTCGCCATGGCACACGCGAGCGTAGGTCCCGGATGGGCGCGTCTCGTCGATGAACTATTTCAGTATCTCCCAGAAGGTACAAAGGTGATACAGGTGAAGGAGAAGATGGGACGGTTTGTGGTGTATCTTGACAAGCACACCCCAGAGGGAAGTGAACTCGTGCGACGGCTCCACGCGGCAAGTGGGTCACAGTGTGAAGGATGTAATAATCCAGGCACATATCGTGGAGGGAAAAGGATTCGGACATATTGTGATACATGTGAAGCAACATATCAACAGACAGGTATTGATCCATGGCTTTAGCAGCAACAAAGTGTGATCC